CGTCACATCGAATAGTTTGTCCGTCTCGATTCGATAGGCGGCCAACTGTTTGGTGTATGTGACGAGGTCCTTGATTTCGAACGGGGACTTCAGCGCCGCCGCCTTGATCTGACGGAACAGTTCGGTCGCTTTCTCCGTGTCCTGTAGGATACCGCCGAGGGACACCCTCTGTAGTTCGAGTTCTGCCGTCGTCTCGCGGATGTTCTTGAGGAATCGGAGACCGCCGAAGACGGACAGATACATCGTCGCGAGGGACTTCAACTGGGAGAGGATGGCTGACTGCCGTCTCATAGACGCGGTGTGCGTGTCCATCGCCGCCCTAGCGGAATTCGTCGAAGAAACAATCTTCTTTTGGGACGATGCTGTGGAGTCGTATTCCTTGCGAACCTCGGCAAGCCTAGTCCTTACTTGCTGTAGCGACGCGGCGTAGTTTCTGAATTCAGCGGAACCGATTGTCGCTTTCGACATCCTTTCCGTGAGGATGCGCTCTTGCTGTTGCAGTTGGTGGATGGTCGAGGCTTGCTGACGGAGAAGTTCGTTCTCCTTCTGCGTTTCCTCTTCCTTCCTCCTCTCTGCTTCTGCCTGCTTTTGCGCCTCGATGGTCAGACGGCGCTGTTCCTCGTATTCCTTCGTGAGGAAGCCGAGGATCTTGTCAAGTTCCGTCCTAACATTGGTGTAGTCTTTCTGGAGTTGGATTGCGTCTTGAGACCATTTCCCGCTTGAATCGAACATCTGCTTCGACCCCATTTCCGCGAACCGTCGCTGGATGCTCTCGAGGTCGACAGACAACCTATTCAGGCTACCGTCGTTCGTTCCGAGTTGCTTGATCCTATCGTTGACCAACGCGATATCCCTTTCGAGTTCCTGTGCTTTCTTCGCAGCAGCCGCGAACATAGGACTCCCCGTGGACTCCGTACTCATAAAATCCTTGTAGTACATAAGGTCTTCCTTGAGTTTCTCCAAGGAAGACATCAGCGGTTTAATCGCCGAGGGGACCTTCGCGGCGGCATCCTTGAATGCCTGCTCGATGTCAATAACTACGGGTATCTCAACTGCCATCGTACTTTTCCTCCTTAATTATATAGTTTTGAATATCTTCGAGCGTCTCTGGCTTCCGTTGACCGATGTGGAACATCTTCAGCATCGCGTCAACTTCCTCGTCGCTCTTGACGGTGTCTTCCCAGTCCACGAACTGCTTGGTCTTGTCGACCTTCTCGTACTCGTAGTCGTAGAAGCCCTTGTCAATCAAAATCATCGTAACCTGGTTAGCGGAGTCAATGTACCAATATCGGAGCCAAGCCCAGAGGCAGTAGTTGCCGTATATGTGCTTGATTCGCTCGTTATGCTCCGAGAACATAAACGCGGAAGTTACTTGTCTTCCTGATTTATCCCCAAAGCGTCCGTCTCCAACATATTTAGTACTGTCTCCAGCCGCTCTTGCGCCTGCTTGGCGACTTCGCCAACTGGTCTCATATAAAGCTCTCGTTCCTGCTTTGAGATATCCCAGTTGGCTTTGGAAAAACCCAAGTCGGCACTCACGACCCCCGCCTCGTTAATCCTAAATGTAGTCTCGTTGCCACGCAACTGAAGGATGTGCCATTTCAACCACCACAGCCCGGGGACGAAAAGCGCCCAATTGCCGAGGAGATAGTATGCGGCCTTCTTCGAGTGGAGAGAATACAGTTTCTTCGTTATCCTTTTCGCATCCTTCTTGGAGACGCCCTGTTTGCCTTTGGCTTCCAGAATCTGCGCCTCCTGCTCAAGAAGCACAATACGCTCCTTGACAGCCTGCGCCACTTGCCGAACCTTGTACTTTCTGTTCCCGACGGTGATGACGCACGGCGCTCCAACAATCGTTTTATATGCTCCATTAAGGAACTGTTCACTACTGCTCATACTGTATTTTTGGAAAAGGGCGGGCGCATTGCCCGCCCAGTTCGGTTAGGTTTTCCGTCCAGATGACTAGGCGGTCTCGTACACGAGCGTACCCTCGATGAGCATACCCGTCTTCAGGTAGTCGGTATCGACCTGCTCGGCGAGGACGACGGCGTGGATACGATACAGACCATCGCTGTAGGCGAGGTTGGAGGTGATCTTCGCCTTCGGGTAGACCCAGGCGCGCTTCTTCTCCTGGTCGGCGACCAGAATCGGGCAGGTGAAGACCGGGAGGTCAACACCGAAGCCGACGGCGGTCGGGGAAGCGGAGAGGAAGGAAGGGGAACCGAGGTTCGAGGTGGTGATGTCGGCGGCGGCCATGAACTTCTTCATCATATTCGCGCTGGTGGACGCGATATCGAAGGAGAAGGACAGAGTGCCGGCGGTAACCTTCGCGGTGATGAGGTTACCCTGCTCGTCCAGAATCTGGTCGGTGGACACATCTTCGCCCTCCCAGGAGGTGCTGTCCTGCACGATCTGGCCGAGGGACAGCGGAGACTGGAAGTCGGAGAGCTTGGCGTTCTCGTAGGTCTTGCTGTTCGCGAAAGTCGAGCTGAAGATGATGAGGTCGCCCTGTCCCACAAACGGGGCAGTTGCGGCGTCAACTTTGTTGATAACAGTTGCCATTTGCTATGATGTTTTAGGCGTGTTAAAAGAACTAGTAGTCGTCCATCTCAAATTGAGAGTGGTGATAGAGTACCCCGTAGACTGGTTCGGTGCTGTGGGGGTTATGTAGCGGTTCGCGTCGTATTCATAGTGGTAGTCCCCAGTCACAAGCGACTCGATGAGGGTGTCGAACTGCTCAAGGATTTTCTTGATTCGGTTCTTCTTGACAGAGCCATCATCGTTCATCTTGCTGTAGAGGCTCACCATAATGTATCCAGACGCGTACGGAGTCTCGAGTCCGACGCCAGCGATATTCCCGTTGATGTAAATCACGAGGAAGTCGTCCGGGAGCGTGTTCGTGGGTCTTTCCCAGTCGCTGTACACGGCGAGGGCTGGCGGGTTTGTGCCAGAGCCGACATGGATGTTACCCTTCAGGAAATCCCGAAGAGCAACATCCGGCTCTATGGAAGATGGGTTGAACATTACTTTCTGGGTCTAACGGACATCTTTGGTAAAAACTGTGCAATGTGCGCTATTAGCATATCACCGAAGTCCTTCTCGTACATATCCACATAATCCTTGTGGGCCTCCATCTCGTTCACCTTTTCGGCGTACGGGACACCTATGACCAGTCGGGCAACAAGACCGCCGACCCCAGCCATATTCGTGTGTACGGCCCGCATCAGCGCTTCGTGCGCTGCGGCAGTACCATCAACGATTTGACCTTTGTAAGTCTGCAATCTCTGTGCGCCCTCGGTCATATATCGTGCGTGAAGGAGGCGGCCCCTGTCAGTAATCGCGGTGGCGAAACTGTCGTGGAGGTTACCAGTGTACCACGGGTGCATAGCGTCACCGCCCTTGTACCCAGACTTGTACAGATAGAAACCGCCACTGGGGCCACTCTTCTGGAGTGATCCTCTCTTCCATTCCCAGTCCATTTCTGCAAGCCATTCGGTGCAGGCATCGGCAAGTCGTTCCGCTCCTTTTTTGGAGACGGTCTCACACGCGTCGAGTAGGGCAATGGAAAAGCCTTTGCTTGCCTTGCCCCACGCGGCCCGTGTATTCTTCGTCGTCGCCATTAGTCGCCTTGCGCTTGCTTCAATTCGATTTTCGTGACCTTCACATTCGTTCTCCACGGCATATTGATGTCCCGCACGATTCTGGCGACGGACTTGATTTCCCGTCCGAACTCCGTCGTCACAGTGACGGAGTCGTTGATTCGCACCTGGACCGTAACGCCGGGGAGGAAGACGGTGGGACTCCTCGTGATGATAGACCTAGAATAGCCGGCGCCGCCTTCTTCATAAAGGCACTCGCCGTTGTAAATGGTCTCCTTCACGGCATTGTCCCATTCGTCCTTCACTCCAGTTTCGCGCTGGATGAGGCAAGTGTCACGAAACTCGATGAACTGCATAATTCTATCGTCTCAAAGAACTCGCGTCATACATCTCGCTGGAGGAGTCATCGTCGTCAACCTCGAAGCCCCACTTTAGGCGAAGGGCATCGCCCATCCCCTTGAAGCGCGCCCGGTCTGCCATCGTGATGGTGTATCCACCACGGGAGGCACGGACATCTCCGACTTGCTCCGAATAACCACCGCCAGCAAAAACCCCCAGCACCGAGTAGTAGATTGTCGAAGATGCGTAGTCAAGGCGCATCTGGAACTCGTCGTCACCGTCGTAATCGTCGATGTCGTCTTCGACTTCCAGACGCTCCAAGCCGACCTCAATCGGGCTACGCGCTGCTCTCGCAATCACATTGTCCTGGAGGTCAAGCCCAGGAACCAAACTACGCAGATACTCTTCGACAGTCATAACTACTTGGTCTTGAGGATGTACATGTCCCTAGGACGGGTAGGAACGGCCAGCACGGTCAATTCGGACACCCAGTCCTGATACTTGGTACGAGCGTCGTAGCGATACTCGATGATACCGTGGTTCTCGAAGATGAGAGCGGTGATGGCGCTCGGATCCGGACGGAGCGGAACGACATTCAGACGCTTTCCGATAGCACCGACAGGACGGATGCTGTAACGGTTCTTGCTGAAAGCCTCGAGCTTCGTCTTCTTCAGCTCCTTGTCGGAGTTGTCCCACTTCTCGACATAGCACACGGTCTTGTTGAACAGGACCTCGTCGGCGTTGATGACACTCTTGAAGGCGGCCTTGATGGTGTCGTCGCCAGCGGTGGCGGCGATAGCGGACGCAGCAGCCTTGCCGGGGTCACCGACACCAGCGTACTTGATGAGGTCGGGGGAGATGGCATAGCCGAGGGCAATCTGCCACTTGCTGTGCTTCATATCCTCAAAGAAGGAGGTCTCGTTGACCTCGACGCAGACGCGCTCACCAGGGTGTGCGTCCTTCCAGTCGCGGACAAGACCCTTGAGGTCGTTGACCGGGTCGGAGGATCCGCCCTCGGTGGTCTTGTTGTCGTCCGTGAACCAACGATACGCGTCGACCAGGGTGGTGACATTCGCGACGGGGATGTGGGCGGTGAACTCGACGCTCTGGATACCGCGAGGGTTGTTGGAGTCGGTGAGGGCAACCTTGCCTTCGGACTTCATCTGACCGACCTGGTAGGACATCGAGCTGATGTGCGCGTCCTGAATCTCGGAGAGACCACCGAAGAGGAGTTCAGCGAGATAGTTCTTCACGCTCTCGGCGGGACTCTGGTTGGTGAAGGTCGCGGCAATCTGCAGGTCCTTGAGGACAATCATCTGCTTGCGGTAGTCGTTCTCACCAAGCTCGAAACGAGCCTTCTGGCGAGGGATGGAGCCTTCGAGGGTATTGAAGCCCTTGGTTCCGAGAGGAATCGGGTCGGAGTTGAGGTCGACATAAGTCGCCATCACGCTGACATGCTGCTCGGCTTCGAGCATCTTGTAGGTGAATTCGATCTGCGGGATGCCCCACTCTTCGAAACCCTCGACATTCAGATTCTGGCTTTCACGACGGGAGAGAACCTGAATGTAGTAAGCCATAAAGGAGTCGGCATTCGTGATGCCGTTGGATGCCATAAGGGTATCCAGTCCGAAATACTTGTTCATAGTTCTACTCGTTTACGAAAGTGATGTTGGTGAGGTAGGGCTGATAGACAGCGGGGACAGCGGCGATGCGCTTCGCGAGGACCTGGCCCTTGGTGACGACGGTGCCGGTGGCACCCTTGTTGCCGATGAGGACGTCCTCATAGAGGAGACCGGTCGGGAGGGCTGCGGCCTTGTTAGCGCCAGCCTCGACAGCCATCACGAGGATGTCGCCGTCTGAGAGCGCACCGAGGTCGTTGGCGGTGATAGTGAAGGTGTACTCGCCTTCGTGGTCGCCGGTTCCGACGCTGGTCGGGGCGGGAAGCTTCTTGGCCTTGGCCACGACGTTGTTGGAGCCGTTCTTACCGACGATGAGGTCCTTGGCGGGCTGGACAGCACCGCTGACGGACTTCAGCACCACAGAGGTGTCTGTGGTGAGGACGGCGCCCACGACCTCGAAGGTCTCGAGGACGATGGCTTCAGCACCGACCTTCGGCACATAGACCGGGGTTCCGACGGGAATCGTGTTCCCGACGGGCTGGGTGTTCAGCGTGCAACCCGCAGGATAGAACTCGTCGACATGGAGCCAAATGGGGACTTTCCCAGCGGCGTAGGAACTAGTCGACTCGTTGAAAGTGTTTCCGTACTTTTTCATGGGTCACTTTTCTTTGTTAAACTTAATTGGAACTCTCGGGCTGGAGTTTGCCGGTGGACTCGAGATGCTTGGCGATGTCAGAGAAATCGTAGTTGCCCTGCTGGTCGCTCTCTGCCTCGAAAGGTTTCGTGGCGTCGTCGCCCTTGCGCTTGACCAACTTGTTGAAATACTCCGTAGCCTTGCCGCTCAATTCCTCCGCGGTCATATTCCCGCCCTTCGCTTCGTTCAGTTCGGATGCGCGCTCCCAAGCGTCCTCGGCCTCGTCTTTGTACTTGGTCGTCCACTTGTTAGCGAAGAAGGTGTCCCTTGCGAGACCCTTCGCCTCTTTCGCTGAAGTCTGCGCTTTGTAGGCATCGAAGGATTCCTGGATGGGCTTGACGGCGGCGGCTACTGCCTCCGCGATGGTCTTCGCCAAATCGGTGTCGTCCTTCTTGTCCTTGTCGCCCTTGTCACCCTTGTCGGTATCGTCGTCGGGCGATTCGAGCTTCTTCAGTTTTTCTTCCAGTTCCGCAATCCGCGCATTGGCCGTCGCGAGGGTGCGACCCTGGTCGCTCATACCTTGAAACCCTTTGAGGATGTCTTCTGCCTTCTCGACGAAAGCGGGGATGTCCTCTTCGTTCGCTACATAAGTTTCACCGAGTGCGGCGACCCTTGCATAGACTTTTTTGTCGGTCAGCCCAAGCTTAACTGCATAAGCCTGTTCCAACGCGTCTTGAATTTTTTTCTTCATATATGATTTTTGTTAGAAATTGCTTTCCGGCACAAAAATAAAGTTTTTTACTTAACGAACAAAAAAAACTTAATTTTGAATGCTTTTGCCGGGCGCATTGTTGTCGACATCGGCGGGATTTGGCGTCGAAGTGTCAGTTTCACCAGACTCTCCGTACTTCGCCTTCGCCTTCGCGGGAATCTCTGCCTTCATCGTCAGTTCTTCCTCCCACTCCTTGTTGATTTGCTCGTAGTCACCCTTGTACTGTGAGCCGAGTTCGTTCATCGCGGCCTTTCTGGAAAGGACACGGGCATACACCTTCGAGGTGACAATTTCGGTCTGCTCCTTCTCGTTCTGCGGAATCCAGATGTTCTGCCAGACCGATGTGCGCAGTTCGTCGTACTTCCCTGGAGCGCCCTCGACCTTACCGCAGAGACGCTTGAAGACCTTAATCATCTGCTTGACGGGCTTCTGGTAGTAAATCCACCTCTGCTGCGCCCATTCGATTTCTGGACGGAACAGAATCTTGATGGCGGTGCTTGAGTCCGCACCCTGCTTCATAATGTCCGGCGTGATGATTGCCGTATGGGTGCTACGGATGATATTGTCGTTCAGTTCCTTGAAATGTACCGTCGCAATGTTGCTTGCATCGGCGGGACTCTCGTACTTGACATCACTGTGCGCGAGAGAGTCGGAAGTACCCTTAATGGCAATCGTCTTTCCGTTCACGGAAGTGGAGGGAGCGAGGTGACCTTTTCGGATTTCAGCACGAGGAGCGGGAATGCGCTGTCCTTGACCTCGTTCGCCACATAGGACGCGGCGTTCTCGTGAGCCTCGATGGAGAGTTCGACTGGCCCCCAGCTCGTGTCGGGGACGCGGAAATAGATGAACTGGACAAGGTCGTTGCCAGCCTGCGCGTCCTTGCGCTTGACGAGCGTATAGCCGTCTTCGGTCTGCTCGTGCGTGGGAGCGTACACAAGCCTCTGCCACATCCTATCGAAGAAGGCTGCGTCCTCTTCTGCCTTTGGGTCTCCAGCGACCCATGTCTCGATGCTCTTTCTGGAGATGATGTCGCAGAACCGCTTGTTCTCCTTCATATAGTCAATATAATATATAGGGTATCCGTCCGCGTCTTCATGCGGATAGATGGTATGCCCCTTCTCCGTTGCGTACACCTCCCACTCAATGTCGTCGCCGGACTGGTATAGGAAGATGCCAGCGTCGCCGGCCCGCTCGGTGTAAAAAGTAGCCTCCGTGAACGCGTCGTGCAATCCAGCGGAGTCAATCCAAGAGGTTAGGGACTCGTAGAGTTCGCTGTTGCCCTTCGTCTCGTTCGCCAGATCGAAACCACCGTCACCAGTGAGGTGCGCAATCTTGTTCCCGACGATGAAGAGTTGCCATCCGAGGGCGACGGACTCAAGTTCGTCGTAGCCGTCGATGACCCACTTGTCCTTCCCGTCCTTCGACTCTCCAGTCTTCTTCCAGATTGGTCTCGTGGACATATAACTGGAATTGATCGGATGGGATGCCGGGGACAGTTCGTTCAAGAAGTCCTGCGCCGTGAGTTGGACATAGGTCGCCCCGGGCTGAAACGCGACGCTGTATGGCTTGTAGTTCGAGGCGAATGCACCACTCACCTTGTCGGGGTGAACCCGCCTAGTCCACGGCGTCTTTCTGAAATGACTTGAA